TACAAAAAAAGCCAATCTACGAGAGTAACGAGGAAAATAACAATAAATTCAAAACGAAAATATACAACAATCCCATGTTTTCAGCCAAAAACAATGTGAAGAGGGCAACCTTAACCAATAAATCAAGTTATCAGGCTAAGATTAATAGTCAATACTTCAAGTTACCAAGGAACCGAAAAAAGGTATATACTAGTCGGATTCAAAAGGCGACAACTTTGGGTCAGGTTCTGAAAGCCTATAATAATGCCGAGAAAGAACGTACGGCTAATTTAAAGAAATAAACCTCCTTTACTATAATGGAAAACTGTGACGTATGTTGTGAAAAAATCAACAAGATAAATCACAAAAAAGTTAAGTGTCCTTTTTGTGATTTAACAAGTTGTAGAACCTGTTCCCAGAGATATATTTTATCGTGTTTTCAAGATCCCCACTGCATGGGATGTAAAACCCTATGGAATCGTGAATTTGTAGATTCCTTCTGTACCAAGTATTTTAGAAATACTGAGTTGAAACGACACAGAGAAAATGTACTCTTTGAACGAGAAAAATCTCTAATGCCGGAGACACAACCGGAGGTTGAAAGAATTATACAGATGCGGAGACTCCGGAAAGTTATTCGTAATCAAAAGGAAAAACTCATCGAACTTCACCATAAATATAATACGTTTGAGTTGGAGGATACACAATCGTTAAACCCCGAAATAACAACACTTTACGAAGAAATGGAAGCTACATACAGACAATTGGAACAAGTTAGAACTCGTTCGACATTTGTTGAACGGGGTGCGCAAAAATTTGTGCGTCAGTGTCCAGTTGAAGAATGTAAGGGGTTTCTTAGTGAAAATTGGTACTGTGGATTATGTGAAAAGCACTACTGTAAAAAATGTAATGAAATGCTCACCCATGATCATATATGTGACCCCCAAACTGTAGAAACCATGAAACTTCTCAATAAAGATAGTAAATCATGTCCAAAATGTGGAACGGTGATCCATAAGTCGAGTGGATGCGCACAAATGTGGTGCATCAGTTGCCACACCGCGTTTAATTGGAGAACTGGTGAAATTGAAACTGGTCGAATACACAACCCACACTTCATAGAATTTAGGAATAAGACGATGACGTCTAGGGAACATGGGGATATTCCATGTGGTGGAGTACCCACGTTCAGGGAACTTCGAGAAATTGGAGCCACGGAAGATATTATTCAGTATGGAATGATTGTGCATCAAATGGACCGCGAAAATATGTACATTGATAGACGACCTATAGATAACACACACATTCGTGTGGCTTACATGCTCAATGATATAGACGAAGATGAATTCAAAAACTTTTTACAACGCCAAGAAAAATACAAAGATAAGAGTCGAGATCTTTCAAATATTTTTGAGATGGTGGCAAATACCGGTGGGGACCTTCTCCGACAGTATGTAATTGAACCAGAAAAACATGACGAAATCATACATTTATTACGAAAAATTGTGGATTATACGAATGAAGTATTTGAAACAATTCGAAAAAGATATAATTGTAGATTACCTCGAAATATTAATCTATAATTACATTAAGATGATACTCTTATTCTTTTTAATAATCTTGGTCGTTTATTTACTACCAGTGTATCAAGAACCAAGGGTCTTCCATGACTTTTTGACACCGGAGGAGAGGATATATATCATAAAAAAAGCTGAAGAGAATCTCGAACCATCGACAGTTTCCCAAAAAGGTAGAGTACTGGAATCTGCCCGTAAGAGCGAGACTGCATGGCTTGATATTGGTGATCCGACCATCGAGACAATTGTCATGCGATGCCTTCAACATATCGACCGACCTATACGAAATTGTGAGAAACTTCAGGTTCTCAGATACAAACCGGGTGGGTACTACAAACCACACCAAGATGTATTGGTTGGCGTAGAGAATCCTCGATTATATACCTTTATTTTAGCCCTCAACGATGACTACGAGGGTGGTGAAACAAATTTCCCAAACATAGGGAGAGAATACAAACTCAAAGCGGGTGATGCACTCTTCTTCGACACCCTGGACAATTATGAGTTGGGGACGTCCAAAGCTTTACACGGTGGGAAACCTGTAAAGTCTGGTGAAAAATGGATTTGTAATTTATGGGTGAGAAAGTTTCCCGTGTGATATATTTTTGAACATTTTTACATACTCCGGTACCATCCAGGTAGTAAGTATGCCAGCTAAAGTCATGAATGAATGAAAGGGTGACATATTACAAACGTATAAAATTATAACTGATGCTTGACCTTCTCCCTGTTCGCCATGTGGAGGGCCTCGACGTCCGCCTTGTTTTGTCCTACGTAGGGAACAGCGTACCCCTCCTCACACATCCACTTATTGACATTGGTCCACTGTCCATCCTCTGACACCCAAATCTCCGCGAGGACCCGTCCAAACTTCCCCCTAGAATCCGCCTCTGGGCATCTGAGTTCGATCTCTATGTCGTCCTTCTCAGATGCGACAGCCTTTAGGCACCATTCCTTCAACTTCTTCTTGGAGAGGAGACCGAACTTCTTCTCTTCAGCGTCAGATGTGCGAGACTCTGGGGTATCGATACCTAGGAGCCGAACACGCTGCTTGGTACATACATCGAAGCCCAGGTCTATATTGACATCGATGGTGTCACCATCGACGACCTTCTCTAGGGAGGAGACGCGGTATTTGAAGGTGCAAGGTTCGACGTTGTAGGACATTTATTACAAGCTTAGAAAATATCTAGTATAGGTCACTATGAAATGCCTCGCCACCTTTTCTGAAAACCAGAGTCTCCACAAGATGAAGTTGAGGAAGATTCAGGTTAGAACCCTAAATGGGCTATACCACCGACCACGGCTTATTCGTCCGGAGGACGCGCCACCGGATAATCCGAGACTTCGTCTACGGTTCAAGGAAGCCATAGAAGAAGCACAGGAGATTTGTGAGTTGGATGTCAACTCTCTGGAGTGTCACCTCGCTTGGTACGAGGTGGATGAGTTGGAGGACTCACTCATGCGTCGATGATAACCATTGGTGGTTCATCCTCATAGCCATAGTAGTGGATGGAGATTCCATATAAGTTCATCATGCGGGGATACAACTCCTGATTGATGAACATTTTCCAGTGAGGCAAAGTTGTCAAAAAATATTCACACCTATCTTCTCCAAACCCGCGTTCGTAAAGAAAGTCCTCGTATCGTATAGTCTTCATCTCAGAAGTGATACTTATTGGTAAGGCACATGTGTTCATCTCTACAGCTTTTAGGACATCTATGATGTAGTATCCATGTGCGTCACAAATGAAATTGATTTTCATTTCTGGGTACCCTTTGATGTAGGCTTCAAAGTCAGAATTACTGGGAAGGGTGGTGAAGATGCTCCATTTTTCACACCCCATATTTGGGCGCGAAAATATACCCGGGTGGGTGTGATAAGTGAACGTTGAATTCGAATACCATTCGGGCTCTAGGACACTACTATCTATACGAGCTCTTTCTTTTGATGTTACCTGGGTGAAACCTGTATAGGTGTGGGTATCATCAAAAAGTAATCTCCCCCCGTACTCCCATTTTTGTTTAGTGGAAAGTCTGCTCACCTTCTTTAGGTCTTTCACAAGTTGGGTGGGAAGTTGAACGAGGCGGAGGCTCATTCATACTTATATTTACGAATTTATATTCATAGAGGTGGGTCTTGATCTTCTTTGAGTCCCCACAGTTTGAGTCACGTTTTTGGTGACTATTCTACCAACGTTTTGGGGAGCAAAGTTGAGATAAAACTTTCGCATAGCTGTTATATTCATGGCTGCGAGTTCTGTAATTTGGTTTATATTGCCCTGACCACTCAACAAGTATGGAATCATATCCATGAAAGTCACGTAAAACGTTGTACATACCCCTCGGTTATTTTCCGCTTGGAGATTTGGTCCATTATAATAACGAATTGTAAAACCACCACCCCACATGTTCTGTATGATGGGAATGATTTCCCTGCGGAGTGCGATCCCCCATTCAGAATTGGGCGAGTCCCGACCGTGTGGATCAAAGGCCCAAATTTTCTTCTGGATTGGGTTGACGAGAATACTGACTGTATGACCATTTCCAGATTCATTGGTTATGCCGACCATAAAAAAGTGAACGTTAGGTGATGCATTAATTCTGGAGTTTATGTTTGGTCTCCCCAGTGCTATTTTAACCTTATCAATATTTTTCACTATACCATATTTCTTTGTTGGTATGACGTAGTTAAAAAATGCTGAAACGTAGCCCATATTATCGAAGCGATCTTTCGCCCTCTTCAGATAACGGGGTATACCCGCGTATCTACATGACATACCATCACCAATTACGAGTGGTGGAATGTCAACTTCACGTGGTCTAGATTTTAGAATTTTCTCATTGTTGCTATTGTTGTTATTGTTTCGAGCCCGCTTGACCATCTTAAAGTATATAGAGAATTATTTTGAAAATTATTTAATGAATATAGAGGACTTTGCTCGGGAGATATATTCTGACCTGGGTCCGGGGTACAGTGAGAGAGTATATCACAATGCTATGGAAGTTTTACTTAGGGAGAGGGGGATACCCTACGAGTCCGAGAGGGTTGTACTGATTAAGTTTAAGGGTCACGTGATTGGAAATTTGAGGATAGATATGATCATTGACAACACGACTATTATAGAATTCAAAATCATCAAGTCTCTAAATGAAGCGGCGGAGTGCCAGGCCAGAAACTATCTTCATCTGACTGGTCTGAAGACGGCGTACCTGGTAAATTATCCACCGTGTCGGGAACGTGAGGCGGAGATTCGAAAGATTGAAGTAGGACCATTAGGGGGAGGACCTGTGCCAAACTCCGGTAAAACTGTAGAGATTCTTGGTACTGAGCCTCTGGGTTCGTTAGAGTTCCATGAAGGAGTTCTCGCACCCGATCAAGAAGAGTCCTAACTTCTTCGAGGCAGTGTTGTGCCTCTGGGTTCTCTAGATTAACGTCTTCTAAATGCGGAAGGACTCGGTTTTCCAGTTCGTAGAGTGCTTGCTCCATTTTTATTATAAAATATAGAATCGTTATACTTAAGTATCGTAATCTCTTGGAGTGCCGGGGTTCCCCCATTTGGGGGCTTTTTACAATAAATTTTACAATTGCAGCAGTCCCTCCTATTTAGGACTTGTCGCTTATTTGCATAACACCTCAAGGGTAAGTAGACGTCTTTTGCAAAGTAGCGAACAATTCGATCGATAAGGATCATCTATTATTTGATTACATCTTTTTTCGAGTAACAATGATGCTGTTTCTGATAACACCTTTCATCGTGATGATTTTTCTTACAGTATTCCATATTATCGATACATGATGCATTCCCGACAGTACCAAATATATGATCGAAAAGTGGGAAGATTATATTGAAATTATATTTTTCACCTTTTTGGGAGTGATGAATCGTATGGTACCTCCAGAGGTAATCATAAATGAAAGTTGTGGGAAAAATGTGTAGCTTTGGAAGACCTTGGGTCACGGAGACGTCTGGTTTATAATCATGAAACCTTGTGTGCCAGTTATTCCAGAGGATATTGTGAAGAAACACCCCAATGACGGCGACCACCGCGGGCATGGGGATCACTTTCCGTATAGTGAGAAAGAAGAGGATTCCGAGTAAGACTGTCATACTCCACGGAAAATACACTTCCGTTGTATGATTATTGTCTTTGAGTGTCATGTCTATATTAACATACTTGTGATGTTCGACGTGGTGCTTGGCGGTATCAGCCATGTACGAACCAATTCCTGGAAATTTTCTCAGGAACTCTGGATCACCGTGCATGATATAACGGTGTAAGAACCATTCGTAAAATGAAATCACCACATACAAGAATACTATGTAATAATAATATTTCATTATTATAGTACGGATGTTTTATTTTGAAAAGCGGAGATTCGAAAACATTTTGGTTACAGATCGGAAGTCGCAGTTTTATATATTTACTCTTCTGTTTGTTTTATTGTTACTCACGTTCCCAATAACCACAACAACTGTGAGTATCCTCCTGGTAACACTTTTTCAGTACAAGTTATACACCTTCTTGACAGGTGTGAAGGAAGAATACAAACCAGAACCCGGTGACATTTTAATCTTTTTTTCACATACATCGGCTGATATACCCGAGTGGGTATATTGGGATGGTGGTCTATCTTTGCACACAAAGATCCCTGCAAAACATTACGCGACTGTACTCGATGATACCTACTTTGTTGAGTGTAGACATCCAGACTTTCCCAAATATGATAACATCACAAAGGATGTCACCAATGGGATACCACGTCTCGCCAAACTTAAATATATTTACGACGACTGGGGGAGTGGCGAGATTATGGTGATCAAGACGGGTAAGCGCATTGATTCAGAAAAGAGGGAAGAAATTATAAAAGTCTTCAACAAAGAGGGATACTGGAAAGGTGGTGGTTGTTTGGGACACTTCAACAAGACACAAAAAATGATAGATGGGACGTGTCCATTTTTTTTATCCGTAGAAGATATATTAAGGCACTACAAAGATGCTCGCGTTGGACACCTTAAAATTTAAACTGGCTACCGTGATTTCGCTGTTCAGATATATCTATTTAGAACTTGTGCATGACCATGTATATACGGCGACGAATGGGTATATAAATGGGTATGTATTAGTGTCTTTACTTCTGTACCTATTGAATGTACCATGGTACATAATAGTGACTGCGATTTTGGGAAGGGTTGCATATAGGAAAATTGCGGGTGACGAAGTGGCCAACACTAAAAACCATCCGTACAACGTGTTTGCGTTTTTTGTCATGGTTCTCATAGCAGCGTCTCTCGCACCCAATCGCGGTCGGACTTGAAAATTTTCGACAACTTGGGATCCTTACGCTTGAAGAGGATCATGAGGACATTTAGACGGCGGAAGAGACCAAGGGGTGGCTCTCCAGCTCGCACGACACGCATGAGTGCACGGTGTCGTGCAAGTTCGGACTTTTCCCTGACACCCTCATAGCCGTGGGCACTGAGGATACCAGAGTTACTGAGGGGGATGATGACTTTGGGCTTCATATATATACCTCAGATTACAATTCTACACTGTTGGAATGAACTCCCACATAAGATCTTGACAAATCATTTTCCAAATGACGTCCTGTTGGTACAGTTTTTCTTTGGATTTGAGGAGGGGAAAGTATTGAAGGTATTCGTCTTCACTCAAAAGTTCGCAAAATTTATAGAGGACGTAAGAATAGCTGAGGAAATTTTTACGTTCGGCTGGACAGTGGGTATCGAAGGGTTTTTGAATATCTTTGAACATCATTCGGAGACACTCCTCTAACTCTTGTGGCATATTTGGTGGTTTGATTCCATTTAGAATATTAGTGATGTATGGTACGTGCTCATAGTATTTGTTGAGTTTCAACTTTTTCAAGAGTCCTCTAATTTTTGCATGGGTAATGTCTTCCAATTTTTTGATTTTAATTTTTTTGAGTTCAGATCGAAGTTGTTCTATGACTTCTTCAGGTATGTTGGTAAGCTCCTGTGCTTGGAATTGCGACAACCATTCATTGAAATGATTCTCCCGTTTGTATGAATAGTTCACAACTTTTTCGGATGTTTCTTGTTCTTCTCTATATGTTAATTCTTCACTAATGAGGCAATCTATGATTGCACCACACGAGTCACACACGAGATCACTCGTGTCGTGAAAATGTAAAAGATTGCTGTTTGGACACGTTTTACATTGATCCATTGTTTTCACAATTTTTCTTGTTATATTTTGTTTTTCAACCTCTATTAGATAATCTGTGAAAATATCCTTTCTCTTCAACCCAACGGTCTCCTTTACATTGAATATGTTATCAGTATTTGATATTTCTTCAGTTTCATCAGCGTGTTGATTCATGTAGGGCATACATTTCATAATATACTCCGCCATATCACTTTGATATTTATTCTTATTCTCTGGGTCTTGATTTATCAGATTGTTCCATTCTTCTATTCGGTTGTTATATCTACTTAAAAAATTACCTTCCATCTTATATAAAGAAATGCTCCTCAAACTTTTAAGTAATCTTTTTCTAATTTATAAATACCTTACCACACCACGTGATTATTCTATTATTTCTGAGGAAATTTCATATGAAATTGATCATGATATGCAATATCAAATTGAAGATGATTTTTGGTTAAAAGAGAGTAAATCTTGGGACGATGGTATTTTAGATGAATACCATGTATTCGTCAAAGGTAAAAAATTTAGACATACCATACTTCCCCAAAATATCAAGTGGGTGATTTTACGGGTCAAGTATTATTTCAACGGAAAAGAATACACCGCAATCTCGGATGATATAAATTTCAAACCTGGTGAGAATGAAAATACTGCGATGCATTTTAGTATCCCTTTGAGTAGTGTTTGGGTGGTTGATCACGATGATAAACCCAAGAGAAACATTACTGAAAAGGTGAAACGGTACTCAGGTCCGCGGAATGATTTTCACGGACAAAAGGTTCCACTCGAACACTTTTTATATTATGAAAGAGATACTTTGAAGAAAAAATTCCCCAAAATCGTACTCACCAATACATTTGGTATGAAAAAGGTACTCTCAACCCTGCATGATTTTACAACTGATCTTCAGATACCTTAGTCGCCAGATAAAACTTAAGGTCCCCCAAATTTGCGACATTGTATTTTAGAATCAAAAACCTATTTCCAACTTCTTGTATAATTTGCACAGACGCACACATACTCGTCGCCTTTGTAAAGATATTCAGATACTTCAAACTATACAGACCCCCGATTGTGGGACTTTCATCCGGGCACTCGATAATTGTCTCTTGATTGGCAAAGTCCCCATCACATGTGAGATGGATATTCTTCCCGGATCTCTTAATTTCAATGTCCCCGCCAATATTTGACATGTCGCGACACAAGCGTTGAAAGTCAGCTGATGGGAGGGTTGTTATAGTGGTCATATCTAAATCGGGAACCTCGATACGACTTTCATTGATGTCTAGGAGTTTTAGTTGAAATTTGGAATTGGTCCTTTTCGTTTCACTGATAATTTCTATGTTCATATATTCCTTTGATTCAATCGCAATCTTGAGAACATCGTTATTGGTGATCGTCTTTAGAAGTTTGAAAGTATTTGAAATGTTAATCCCAGCGATGATTTCTTCTTGCTCACATTCATACTCTTCAAAGTTGTCAGCAGCGAGATGCATATCTATGAGTGACGTCCTCGCCGTATCCAGTGTGATGACATACACACCACTTGGTCTAAAGTATACATTGACGTCATTGAGAATATCTTTCAGTACTTCGAATGTAGACTTAAAAGCAGAAGCTTGAATAGTCGTAAGTTTCATATCTACTATGATATGCGCGTTACATCTTTAAATCTGTATACGCCACACCTTTAGACACGTCACGATTAATCTTCTCTTCTAATTCTTTGGTCATCGCGGGTTGGAGTGCCCGACCGTAATCATCAAGGCGGAACATATCAGAGTTATCATTACCATCCAGGCTGGACATGGAGCACCCAAACGCACCGATACTGGAGTTCTCGACATCCTTTTTGGGTAATAGAGAATCAAGCCAATTCTTAATCTCGTTACCCACGAGAATTTTACCATTCTTCGTTAGCATAGTTGGAACACGATTGATTTTATTTTGGTAGTTTGGTGGCACACCCTGTGTGTTGATGTTATGAAAATGTACAAGTTGTTTCAACTGAGGAACTTTGTTGACATACTCAATGACATCCATCGAGTGTTTACACCTTGGGCTGTAAATCAACAGCGACATCTATTATCTATAGGGTATTTTGTAAAAAAAAATTAACGCGTTTTAGTAAATATGAATTACTCAGTCGCGATCATCCTTCTCATGTTGGTTGTTTTTATCATGACCTCTCGAGAATCTTTCACTGAAGCGTTCGGTTTATCAGGCTACACAAAGCCAACGGGTATCGTCAAGTTCGATGACCCCAGACCAGACCTCTCCAAATATACCAAAGTTGAGGCCAATGTCGATAATGACACCATTGAAGAATTTGTACTCCAAGCCAACAAGGAAATATCCAGGCGTACGGGTATCTGCACCTACATTATCGAGACGACATCGGTGATGCATTACAAGGGTGAGGAGAAGGACATCTACGAATGTATGTTCATGGCTATCAAGAAGGGTGGCTTCTCTTTCGGTTTCTCCATCGTCGCATCCTACGAGGTTGAGAATGGTAAGGTTCGTCTTGTATCTCTCCGATCTCAACCCATTAACGTTGATGTACCTGGTGATGTGAGTGCATTTTCTGATGGTTCCCCTGGTAAAGAATTCCTTGATTACGAGCTCGTTAAGGATGCGGCTTCACCTACGAAGGCTGAGTTGGATTCGATAAAAAATAAGTCAGAGTAATTGTAATGATCAGCATCGATGATGTCAATAAGATTGATGAAAAGAGAAAACAAATTCGAAAGGAAATTTATAAAAAAATTTACGAACAGTTTTCTTCTAAAATTCGACAGACGGTGGAACTTGGACACAAGCAGATATTTTTGACCGTTCCACACTTTCTCATGGGGTATCCAGCATTTGATAGAGGTATGGCTGCGAAATACATAAGCAGACAGTTTATATTGGGTGGATTTACTGTTCAACTCATAAACGATCACGATATATATGTCTCTTGGATTGTTCCCAAAAAGAAAAGGGAGAGAAGGGCGGCAGAGCGGGTCCCTGACGATGATTTCCCAAACCTAATGAACCTCAAGAAGATTGCGAATAAATACAGGGGAAGTGCGTAGTAAAATCTGAATTTAAAAACCACTTTAATCATAAATGGACAACCTCAATATATTGGTAGAGGCTAAGCGTGAATACCTGGGGCAGATGTGCTTCATCATGTGCCCAGCTATGATTGAAGTCTTCCAGGACATGTACAACGAATCTGTGTCCCTCTCCAAGGGGCGAAAAGTTCTCATAATGTATCAGAAATTGCTCAAGGAGGTTCCCAACTGGTCCAATGCGATGTCGAAAAATCATTCGGATAACATTGCCAACAGGTGCGCGTGGTTTAATGATTTGTTGGCGGCTGTATTTGTCGCTTGTACGAAGATTCTGTCAGCCGTTCGTCTCAAGGCTGATAATAAGAAGATTTCTCTCAAACTTCCCACTACGGAGGTTTTTATTCAAACCTGCTACAACAACATCGCCAAGGACCTCTACAAAGACCCCTATATTTTCAGTGAGGAGCAGAGTGAGTACCTAAGGGATGAGAAATTGACTGTTCGTTTCTCCCTCTGTATAGAGAACACAGTCAAGGAGCTCATCCCCGTACAGCAGATTCTCCAGACCTACATGTCCCAAGAAACGAGAGACATCTCCCTCGATGGTGATATTCAGGATGGCATTGATCCCGATGTGCTCGAAGGTGAGGAAGACCCCTTCCCAGAGCCAGAG